GCCTGATCGAACCGTGGTGTATGACGCATCGGCATCGCAGGTGTTTGGAACGCCCGTCTGGTTTACCCTTACAAGCACCTTGGCAGGCTTCGCGCAGTACCGTGCAAGGAACATGGTGTGGGTCTACGACAAGTGGACGGTGGGAGATCCGCAGTCCAGCAGCATCGGCTATCTGGTGCAAGACATTGGCAGTCATTGGGGCCAGCAGGTTTATTGGGAGTTTGGCACGCTGATCGTCTACAACGAAGGCAAGGGTGCTTTGTTCCAGCAGCTTGAACTTGTCGCACTGACCGGCAGTGTGGCGCTGGGTACAAACCCGCAGATTAGCACGAGCTATTCAGTGGATGGTAAGGCATACAGCCAAGAGCGATTTATCTCAGTCGGCACGATTGGCAGCAACAAGCGCCTGTCTTGGTTTCAGCAGGGCCACATGAGGAACTTCCGCATCCAGCGTTTCAAGGGCGACAGTGATGCCCATGTGTCTTACGTGAGGCTTGAAGCGCAGATCGAAGGCTTGGCTTTCTGATGGCAACCGCACCCATCTCGCGCAAGCTCAATCTGACCCGAGATCAGCTTGCTGCCTTCTTAACTGACCAGCAACAGATTCGGCAGTTTGAGCTTTTATTTTCCACGGTTGACCAACTGCAAGTAATTGTTGGAACAGACTTTGAGTTTCAGGCCGACACCGCAGCAGCCACAGCCAACAGCGCACTGGCCCAACTTGCAGCCCTGGCGCAAGAGTCTGCTATCAACTGTGCCCTGGCCGAGAACAAAGCAAATCAGGCACTGGCGCTTGTGGATAACTTGACCAAGGCAGTCCAGGCTTTGCAGTTGACTCCAGTCTCGAGCCAACTGGACACGCTGACAAAAGCCATTGAAGGCTTGCAGATGGCCCCACCGCCAAGAGAGTTCAAACGGGCGAGGTATGGTGCTTTTTACGACACCACCACACAGGCAGCCACAGTCATTAACACGGCGACTGCCATCACGTTTAACACCACCGACTTGAGCAACGGCGTGTTTATTGGCACGCCCACCTCGCGCATTGTTGTGGACAGCGAGGGTGTCTACAATTTTGCTTTGAGTTTTCAGATTGATAAGACATCAGGCGGCATTGGGCAGTTCTTTATCTTTTTTAGGATCAACGGCGTAGATGTGCCCGACAGTGCTGGACTGATACGAATTCAGGGCAACAACGCAGAGATTTTCTCGGCTTACAACTTGTTTTTACAGCTCAAGGCAAACGACTACGTTGAGGTGATGTTCTCGGTTGACGACTTGAGTGTTGAGCTACACGCAATCGCAGCAACACCACCAGTCCCGTCTATCCCGTCCATAATCTTGACCGTGAACAACAACATCGAAGGTGTCCAATGACCGTCATCATCAAAGTGCTGATACCAGCAAAGCAGGCTGAAAATGCCCAGACAACTCAGTACACGGCGACAAATGTCAAAGCCATCATTGACAAGTTCACCGTGACCAACACCAGTGCCAACAACGTGACTTTCAGTTGCAACTTGGTCACCAGTGGCGGCTCGGCGGGCGCATCAAACCTAATTATTGATGCACGAACCCTTGTTCCTGATGAGTGTTATACGTGCCCCGAACTTGTGGGGCAGGCTCTGGATGTGGGCGGCTTTATCTCCACCCTCGCCGGTGCAGTTACATCACTGACCATCCGTGCATCAGGCCGCGAAATAACGTAAGGGGCAAGCATGAAAGACTTTTTGATGATACCCAGGGGCTTTATGGGCTTGCCCAGCGAAGAAGAGTTTTTGTCACCGGCAGAGAACAAAAAGAACTTCCTCATTGCGGTGAAAGATTGGCACTACGGGCCAGAAGAACCAAGCAACGACCCAAAGGCAAACCCCGAGTTTTACGATTCACTTGCCGATGCTATGCAGTGTGACGCAAAGGATGCACGGCGCAAGCACTGCTCGAACTGCGGCTACTACGACAACAGCTTCATGACCCAAGTTAGGATTGAGCGCATCCCGATGGCAGGGTACGACACGGGTTACGGGTTCCGTGGGCACTGTGAAAAGCTAAATTTTGTCTGCAACGACATGCGCGTCTGTCAAGCCTGGGAAGACAGGGAAGAAGACGAGGATTGACCAAATGCTGAAATGTGGGAAAATCCAGCCGCTGAGTCACCAGAGCCACCAGCAGCTTGCCCTATACAGGAGTTGCGCATGACTGATTGGCTGAGGTTGAACCTGCAAAGGACTCTTGCCCTTCCAGTTCCAGCCGTTGAATGGCTGCTCATGCTCTATGGGGCAATTCAAGTCTTTGACGATGTAGCCGATGGCGATCAAGTCCAGCGCGACGACCTCAACGCAGCCATCTGGAACACCCTAGTGGGCATGAACCAGAACACATTTTGGATTGCCAACTCCCACAGCCTCGCCCCCATAGTTGCCACTATGATTCTCAAGTGGCAAGCGTCCGACCAAGTCGAGCGCGCAAATGAAGCTGATGCCAAATCTTTTGTTTGGCGTGCTGGGTACTATGACGTTGTGCTGATGACAGTGGCACTATGTCACGGAACAGAAAAAGCAACAAAAATGGCATACCTAGTCATGGAGCTGTATGGCGAGAAATTTGAAGACTACATGAAGGAGTTTCACCATGCCTGATCCGATCACTGGTTTAACCGTTGGAGCCACATTACTGAGTGGTTCCATGCAGGCCGACGCAGCAGAAAACGCAGCAGAAGCACAAGCTGGCGCATCACAAGCTGGAATCAATGAACAGCGCAGGCAGTTTGATGCCATTCAGCAACTGCTACAGCCTTATGTGCAAGCAGGCACTGGCGCAATAAGTCAGTTCCAGCCCTTTCAGCAGGCCGGGCAGCAAGCCTTCCAGCAACAGCAGGCTTTGGCTGGTCTACTTGGCCCAGATGCACAGCAGCAAGCCATTGCAGGCATCGAAGGCGGTGCAGGGTTCCAGGCCAATGTCAGGCAAGGCGAGGAAGCCTTGCTGTCCAGAGCATCAGCTACTGGCGGTTTACGGGGCGGCAACATCCAAGCAGCTTTGGCACAGTTTCGGCCTCAGTTGCTGCAGCAAGAAATTGACAAGCAGTATGGGCGGCTGGGCGGCTTTTCTAGCACTGGCCTTGGCGTGTCTGAAGCCTTGTATCGAGGCGGTCAAGCCTCAGCAGTCAATCAAGCATCGCAGGCTGGCGCTGTAGGTGCTAACGTGGCTAATCTCTTGGGGCAGCAGGGTGCAGCAATGGCCGGAGGTGAGCTTGGCCAGGCTAGGGCTTATGGAAACTTGCTTAATTTGCCCGCACAATTTGCTGGCATGAGAGCTGGCGGCGGCGGCGGTTTTGGTGGGTTGCAAGCGTCTTTCTCACAGACGCCAATCGGCGGCTCTGGGTTTGGGTCAGGCTTGGCCTACGGAAATCAAGACCTTGGCGCTAATTTCTAAGGGCAGATTATGGCAATCAATCCACTACAACAGCCTATAAATTATGCAGTCGATGTGCAAAGCCCATTTGAGGCTGCTTTGGGCGGCATCAAAATTGGTGCTGGTCTGGAAGAGCTTGATGTCGCAAGGCAGAAGCGTGCTATGGAGATGCAGCAACTGCAGGTAGCCCAGGCACAGCAAGCCCAGTTCAAGTCTGGCCTCAATTCATTCTTTGCCAAGCCACCAGAGCAGCGTACCTTTGAAGAGCTGCAGCCCTTGCTTATCGGTGCAAACAAACAGCAGTTCGATGCCCTGAAGCTGGTTGGCGAGCAGATGGGCGCAGAAAGGCTCGGCTCGGCAAAAAGATTCACTTCGCAGGTGCTGCTGGCTCTTGAGGCAAACCCAGCAACGGCTCAAACAATGCTTGAAGAGCGCATTGCTGCCGAGACAGACCCAAACCAGAAGCGTGGCTTTCAAACTATTTTGGACATTTCAAAAGAAAACCCAGCAAAAGCTGCGCAGTTTGCGGAGTCGCTTGGGGCTGGCGTGTTTGGCAAGGAATGGTACGAGGGTGTTACGACTGTCAGAAATGAGCGCAGGACTGCAGCCGAGGCACCAGTAAAACTGCGGGAGGCAACGGCTAAAGCAATCTATGAAGAGCAAAAAGCTAAGTTTGCCCCTCAAAAGTTTGGTTTAGAAATCAACCTGACTGAATCTCAGATTAAACAGGCCGAAGCTGCAATGCGTGCATCTGATGCTGCGGCTAAGAAATCTGGCGCAGACGCAGAACGTGCCGAAGCAGAGGCAAAGCAGATGGCGATGGGTGTCATTCCTGTAGACAAGCGGCCAGAGGCTGAGGCGCGATTCCGACAAGAATACAGCAATCAAACCAAAGGATATCAAGATACAAAAGCTGCTTACGGCAAAATTTTGTCAGTGTCTGACCCAAAAACACCAGACGAAGAAGCGCCAGCAGACTTGTCGTTAATTTTCAACTTTATGAAAATGCAAGACCCTGGGTCAACAGTAAACACTGGGGAATTTGCCAACGCACAAAATGCTGCTGGTGTTCCTGATCGTATTAGGAATATTTACAATAATCTTTTAACAGGTGCTAGATTAAACCCGACACAGCGGAAAGCATTTAGAGGACAGGCAGAAAACCTTTTCAAGGCTGCTGGACAACAAGAGACCATTGTTCGCCAAGGTATTGGCCGCATCGCTACAGGCTACGGTCTAAACACAAACAACATTTTTTACACGGCAACCGAGGTTGCACCTGTTGCACCCGTCGAATCTGTCAATGTTGCTGGCCAAACTTTCAATCGTCCTGCCAACTTCACTGATGCTCAGTGGAGCGCATACAAGCAATCCGTGGAGGCCAAATGAGTCCAGAAGAATGGCTGGCATCCC